AGGGCTGGAGGCCGCCAAGGTCAAAAATAAAGAGCGGTTTACCCCCAAGAAATTTAGAAAGGAGTAAACCGCTATTGGATATTAAACGCCTTGCGGAGAGGCTGGTGGACAAGCACGGCACCCGTGACCCCTTCAGAATTGCGGAAGAGCTGGGCTACACCATCATCCACACTCCCCTTGTGGGGGTGCGGGGCTTTTATCAATATCTGAAGCGGTGCCATATCATTTACTTGGACTCGGAGCTGGACGAGGCCACAGCACGCTTTGTCTGCGCCCATGAGCTGGGGCATTCCTTCCTTCACCGGGGCCTAAATCGGATATTCATGGATACCCGCACTTTCATCATCACTGGCCGCTATGAAACCGAGGCCAACCAGTTTGCGGTTGACCTGATATATAGCGACGAGGAATTACAACCCTACCTGTCCCGCAGTTATGAGCGTGCGGCCGCCTATATGGGGGTCAGCAACGCCCTTGCGGAGTATCGAATGGGGGAAGTCGTGCCGGAGCACCCGGCAGACGAATGGGCATGAAAAAAACCCTCCCCGGTGCTACCAACACCGAGGAGGGCAAAGAGGGCAGTAGACTTTGCGACGGCCTAACTGCCCTCCTATCATATCAAATGCAGGAGGAAAAAGCAAGATGGCAACCATTCAAAAACAGGGGAGAGGTTATAAAATTACCGTCTCCCAGGGCTATGACTATGCCGGCAAGCGGCTCCGTCAATATATGACGTGGGTACCGGAACCGGGAATGTCTGAGCGGCAGATCAAGAAGGAGCTGGAGCGGCAAGCGGTCTTGTTCGAGGAAAAGGTTTTGACCGGGGCCACCTCCAACGGCAATATGCGCTTTGTCGACTTCGCAGAAAAGTACATGACCGAGTATGCCCAGCTGTACCTCAAACCGAAAACCATAGCCACCTACACGGAGCACCTTCAGCGCATCAACCAGGCCCTCGGCCACATCCGGCTCTGTGACCTCCGTACCGGCCACATCAACAGCTTTTACCAGAACCTCCAGGAGAAGGGGGTCCGCAACCGCACCACTGCCGTTTGTAAAATCGACCTGCGGGAGCGGATCGGCACTCAGCGCGGGGCCATGACTGCCTTTGCCGGTCGTGCCGGCGTCAGCCGGGCCACCGTCAAGCAGGCCATAGAGGGCAAGCCCATCAACCGGGAATCCGCTGACGCTATCGCCCAGGCCGTGGGGATGAAGACCGCCAGGGCTTTTACTGTCACCACCCACGGGGAACCGCTGGCCCCGGCCAGCGTGATCTCCTACCACCGTACCCTTTCCTCCGTCCTCTCCCGGGCGGTCAAATGGGGTTATATTCAGATCAACCCGGCAGACGCAGCGGAGAAGCCCAGCCTGGGCGGCCATGAGGCGGCCTATCTGGAGGAGGACGACGCCCGGCGTCTCCTGGAGCTGTTGCAGGCCGAGCCGGTCAAGTGGCGGGCACCCATCACCTTTGACCTTCTTTCCGGCCTGCGCCGGGCGGAGTTGCTGGGCCTCCGCTGGCAGGACGTAGACTTGGACGAGCATACCATCACCATCCGCCAGACCTCCAACTATCTGCCCGGCAAGGGGGTCTATGTGGGCACACCGAAAACTACTACATCGGCCCGGCCTCTGCCCATCTCTACCGCCGCTATTATGTTACTGCTGGAGTATAGGGCCTGGCAGGACACCAGGCGGGAACAGCTGGGTGACGCCTGGGAAGATCAGGACGGGCGGGTGTTTACCACCGACACCGGGGCGCCCATGTTCCCCGACAGCCTGACGCAGTGGTTCAGCGGCTTTATTGCCCGGTCAGGTATGCCGAAGGTGACGGTTCACAGCCTGCGGCACACATACGCCTCCCTGATGATAGCCGACGGCGTGCCCCTGGTGGTTGTCTCCCGGCAGCTGGGCCACGCCCAGGCCAGCACCACGGCCAACATCTACGCCCACGCCATAGCCTCCGCCCAGGCTAAAGCCATGCAGACCTTTGACCGTTTCAATGACCTTGTGGGAGCTGAAAATCCGCCCGAAAAGGGTATGAAAAAAGCGGCCGGGAATTGACTTCCCGACCGCTCAACTGTGTATTCCGTGGTAAACCTTTGCCAGATTGGACGCTAAATGGACGCTAAACCCGAAATTCCGGGGCCGTTGGAGAAATAAGAAAAGCCTTGTAACCGTTGCGGCACAAGGCTTTTCTTGGAGCTGCTACCCAGATTTGAACTGGGGACCTCATCCTTACCAACTGTCTTAGCCATGTTTGGTGTATTTTAGTGAACCTCTGTAATCCTTGTGTAGCAAGGGTTTCAGGGTTTTTATTTTTTGTGTACCTTCTTCAATTTTGCCAGTTTTAGCGTCCATAGACGCTAAATGGACGCTAGAATCAGGGCCGTTCCCATCTCCAGAAACAGCCCTGAAAAAGTCCATCGAATATTATGCTGACGCCCAACAGTGAACCGCGGGTGAAAACCCGAACCGGCGCCCCCCGCTCCAAGGGAGAAGATTGACCTCCCTTCTTGACTCCGGATGTGAAGGCGTCCAGGGATTTTTTATACCCTTTTCAAATTCCCAACCGATTGCGAATTTCAAGGCCCGGGATATTCCCCGGCTAACAGAGTAAGGCAGAAAATCAAGGTGAAATAACAGGGGCATTTGCAAGGTGGAAAGGGTAATTACACTCCCCCGCCGTGGCGGCTCTTCTAGGGCCGTTTCTGGCCCGTATAGGCGGCATGAAGAAAAGCCCCCGTCACGCTGATTGGCGCAACGGGGGCTATCATCATATCGGAGGGCTGTTCTCACTTTCCTGCCCAAAGTGGGCTGCCTTTGCCGCCTCATAGGTGATGCCGCCCCGCTTGTGGTCGGACTTGGCCATACTGAGGTAGTTGGAGCAGACCACTCCATGGGCGGTCCAGGGCAGCCCCACCATGGCGGTGAGCCAGGGCAGAGCCCCACCGTAGCCGGTGCGGATACAGTAGGCGGCCAGCAGCAGCCCGCCCACTGTCACCACCCAGAGCAGGGCCCGGATATCGGCAATCAGTTGCTTGGAGTACTCAGCCTGCTTCCGGCGCCTCCTGCGTCCCCGGGGACGTCTCCCTTCAAGCTCGATCCTCATGCCAGATTAAACTTTCGGGCGAAAGCGTAGAGCAGTTGAGCCGCCTGCTCCCGGGTCAGAAGATCTTCCCACATGTAGTTGGGCTGGCCGTCCGGGCCAGGGTCGCCGCCGGCGAAGATGCCCTGCTCCACCACAAAACGCCGGGCCTCCTCACTCCAGCCGCCGCAGTCGTTGTCCCGCAGTTCCTGACGATGCTGCTGCATGGCAGCGGCAAACATCTGATTAAACTTATTCTGATCCATGTCCTCATCTCCTCTGTTGTAATTCCTGGCGTCAACAATCCAATACTGCCTGACCTCTTTCTTGAATGTGGCGGGGTCCCCGTTGAGCCGCTTGTCCTTTGTGCTGGCGGAGTCGTTGATCCTCACCTTGTCGTCCCAGTCCCACACCACGATGTAGTGTCCGCCCTTGGTCCACGTCCCAGGGCCCATCAGGGCGATGGCGTACCAGCCCTCACCGAGGGCTTTCTTGACCTTCTCGTGGTCCTTACCCACGTTCTGCTGGCAGCGGATGCCGTAGGCGGCAAACTGAGGAACAAAGTAGGCCCAGGCGGTGCCCTGATTGACGTACTTATACCCGTGGTCCATGGACCACTGTGCGCACTCCACCGGGGTAATCTTAGGGTCCACCAGGGTGGCCAGCAGCATAGCCGCCGAGGTGGGCCCGCAGCCGCTGGTGCCGATGGTGCCGTTCTCCTTTCCCTTCACGGCGTAGGGGACGGACTTCCAGCGCTTGTCCGTCTGAAGGTAGCTGACCGGCCGCTTATTCATCCCGCACCGTCCCCGCTGCCTTCTGGACATCCTCTGCGGCCTTTCTGGCGGCCGCCTCATCCACCTTGCCCTCGGTGATGATGTAGGCCACCACCGAGGCCACAGACACCACAGCGCCGGCCACGTTGGCCATGGTGCCCTCGTCCAGCCCGAACACCATAGCCAGGCCAGTGACGATCCCCGCCGCTGCCGCCCACAGCTTCCGGGAGCTCAGTTTGCGTTTCCAATCAATTTTTGTCATTTGTAACATCCTTTCTTATGTCCATTTTACAAAAACGGCCATTTTTGTGAATTGCTGTTTCTCAGCGCTCCAGGCCTCTACGCAGTCGCCGCCTTTTCCAGGTCCTCAATGCGGTGGTTGGCCACCTTGATTTTCTCCTCTTGGAGCTCGGTGCGCTCCTCCAGCTTGTACACCCGGTCAATAACCTGGTTGTGAACATCCACCTTCTTCTCCAACTGCTCCAGCCGGTACTGGGTCAGCTTGGAGGAGGTCAGAATACCGACCAGGGAACCGACAGCAGACCCCGCAAGACTAATCAGCGCCACAACAATGCCCTCCATGCCCGTCACCCCCTTTCTGTGGCATATAGAAAGACGGGGGCATTTCTGCACCTCGCCTTGCTTCACGTTCTCGGTTTGCCCCCGATCAGTCTGGCTATGGCCCCACCGTAGATGCCTACAGGATCATTACCCGCACATGGGTGTCATCCAGCCGGGCCATGATGCGGTACTTGGTCCGTTCGGGGCTGGCGGTGGCCACACCGCCCACGCCTACCGTAGCCCAGCCGTTGACCTGGCAGGTACCGTCATCCACGGCCACCAGCTTCCCCAGCAGGCCCACAGCACCCCACTCCGGGCGTTGGGTGCGGGGCTGGTATGGCTCTGATTGGTTGTATTCCGGGTTGACCACAGGGGCCGGAACTCGGAAGGCGGGGCGGATTTCTACTGTCTCCATCTGCCCGTCCTCACCGGGAACTTCCATTGTCTCCGCCGGGAAGTCCTGCTCCTTAACGATGGTCCGGCCGAACACGTCCCGCAGGTACATCCCGGCCCACTGGTCGTCGTAGACGTCGCCCACCACCGAGGGGGACGCCGATACAATCCCCAGAATGTAGTCGTCCGCCGGGGTCGCAATGCGGATGTATTCTCCATCCAGTGTCACAAACAGCCCCGCCCGGTCCTCGGCGTCCGGGTTGCCGTCCTGCCACTCGAAAAGTTCGGCGTAGTCGGCACCGCTAGTATTCCACGAACCAGATCCATAGCAATTACCATTATAATTGACACGAAAGGCGTTTTTTGGGGTGCTCCATCCGCCTCCAACTATAAAACGGTCTTTATCTACATCCCCTGGCTTTTCAACATTATAAGTCCCTACGACATATTGATAGTCATTAGCAATGGTGTTCTTCCCTGCTGCATGTGAATTGTATCCATTTGCAGTAGTGCCTCTACCCTCTGCATGCGTACAAGATCCATTTGCAGTAGTTTCTTCGCCTTCTGCATGTGAACAACTTCCGCTAGCAGTAGTGTTTTTACCTTCTGCATGTGATCCATATTGTCCACTTGCGGTAGTTCTGTAGCCTTCTGCATGTGAAGAAGCATATGTGCCACTTGCAGTAGTTCTTTGGCCCTCTGCATGAGCATACGGACCACTTGCTACATTCCCTTGTGCAGGGGCTCCATTTTCATCAAAAGTTCTTGGGCGATAGTCGTTGAATACTTCCGCGCCCTCACCTGCTGTGACAGTATGCCCCTGTGTAGGCTCCACCGTCTGTCCAGCCATAGAACGGCCTACGTCAGGTTCCTGCGCCACGGCGTGTCCCTCTTCGTCAAAGCCCACTATTTGCCCCTGGGTACCAGAGAGTTTGTCCTGCTTATCCTCCAAGTCACTCTGGAACTGGGTTTGCCTTTCTCCCAACTGATTCGCCGCCCGCTGGGCGTCGTTGACCTGCTGCATGAGGTAGTTGTAGCCGTGCTGTTCTGTCAGCCCCGCGTCCGCCCCCTCGGGGGCGACAATCTGGTTGTCCTGCCAGTCCTCTGGTAGATCAGCGGGCAGGGGCGACAGCAAAGGTCTGTTGGCAGCCATATCAGGTTCCCTCCTTTACAGTAAAGCGGTGGCGGAAGGCCACCTTATCCTCATTGATGGGCACATAGACCGCGCTGGAAGCCAGTACCGCCCCAGCGGCGTCCAGCAGTTCGATCAAGGTGACTTCCTGGACTTGGGCCTTGAGTACGGTGTACCCTACCATGCCTACATTTTCAGAGCTGGAATGGGACAGGGTGCTGATAAGCAGCGTCCCATTGATGCGGACAGCCTGGACATCATCCGCCACAAAGGCGGCGGTCTGATTCAGAAACGCAGGCTGAATACTGGGCTGTGTGGCCATCTTGATAATCTCCTCCTTATCCTGGCTGCGGAAGGGCAGTTGACCCAAAGCCCAGCTGCCCAAACGGTAGTTGTATCTGCCCTGGGTAAGGGCAATCTCCTCCGACAAAAGGAGAGCGGCTGACACCCGGGGACGGCTGATGTAGACGATGTGGCAGGGCTTGACTATGTCCATGGTGGCGGACAGCTCCGAGAAGTACTGCTGATCCTCCACCGCCGCCTCGATGTACAGGGTGTAGTTGGGATAGTCCATCTCCACCTCCCAGTTGCCGGGGCCAAAAAGGGCGTCCAGCCGCTGATAGAGGTAGGTGAGGGTAAAGGGCGGCCGCATGGACAGTCGGTTCAGCACCCGGTCCCGGCGGAAATCCAGAGACTCCACCGCCGGGGTGGCCACGATGCGAAAAATGGACTCCCACTCCGCGGTAGCCCCATCATCCATGGTCTGGACATACAGGTTTTGCCGCACCTGGTCCATCGCCTCGGCCATCACCCGCAGCTCCTCCCCCTCTGTCTGGCACAGGGCCTGGAAGTCCAGGATTCTTCGGAACCACTCCGGCCAATATTGGCAGATATCGGTCTCAGGCACCAGTCAACACCACCGTTCCAAAAACCGGCACTTGCTGGGTCTGCCCGGTCTCCGTCAGCTCCAGGTCCGCTGCGCCTCCGTTGAGGGTCACTCCCGTGGCGTTGACCACGCCGGGCACCTGGAGGATGGCCGCTGTCAGCCGTGCCACGTAGACCCAGCTGGAGTAGTCGGTAAGTCCTGCGGGTGTAGGGGTGTCCCAGGCCTGGCGGACGGAGAGGAGGTAGGCGCTGATGGCCTGCTCCACCTGGTTCTGGAGCTGGCTAAGCACATAGCCGGCTCCCACGGCCAATGTGGCTGTCACATTAATGGGGACGGCCTCCGGCGTAGTGACGGTGACCTGAGCCCCAATGGGAGCTGTTCCATAGCCGATTCCCTGATTCGGGGGCGGGTCCACCGTATTCTGTACCGTCTCCACCAGCTGGGCAGAGGCCGGCATCCAGTCAGAGCCCAGGACGGACAGTTTTACTGTCCCTCCGCCGTTCCAGGTGGGGTAGACCTGCACACCGCCCACACCATCAATGGCCAGCACCACCCGCTTGTAATCGGCCACATTCCCCCCAAAGGGGCGCTCCCGCAGGGCGGAGATAGTCCGTCCCCGTAGAGATTCGTCGGTCTCCTCGTCGTCACCCGCCACCAGGATATCGGTAATTTGGGCGGAGTTCAGCCCGGGAATGGTGGTGATGGGCAGGATGGGGCCAGTATACTGGTTTCCGATGACGCCGGGTACCTCGCAGGTGAGCTGGCAGCGGCCGGGCCCCAGCTGGGCGGTGACCGCAAAGTTGACGCTGTCCCCGCCGTCGATGGTGGAGAAGCGGGCCCCGATAGGAATGGTGTCCAAGTTGAACACCCCCAGCCGCACCGCCGGAGAGGCCGGGTAACGCTCCACATTGGCGATGACGGCCAGATTCTCCAGGTCGTGTCCCACGGCAGTCTGGATGAAGCCACCCCGCTGCACCTTGTCCAAGTCCAGATAGAATTCCTCCAGGGCATAGGCCCCCGCCCCCAGGGCCGTCTGGATCATGGATCCTTCCCGCTTGTCCAGGGAGTTGGGCACACGGGCCAGCATGGTGTTGACCAGGGCCCGGTAGGTCTTGGTATCAAAATCAATCAACTGAGCGTCACCTCCACAGTGGTTGGGACGGGGCCGAACACGGTGTTGACGGTCACCTCGGCCGTCAGTGTGGTATCCCGGAAGGTGTAGGAGAAGTCCGTAATCCCCAGGATGCGGTTATCGGGCAGGAAGGCGTCGGACAGCCGGCGCTGGAGCTCAGAGGCCACGTAGCCCGGATCGCTGCCCAGCAGCCCCTCCAGGTCGGTCCCGAAGTTTGGGGTATATATCTGCCAGTGGAACCGCTCCACACTGACAATGACCTCTACCGCCTGGCAGACGGCCTGGTAGTTGTCCCCTCTGCCCCGGAGCCGGTGGGTCACCGGGTCCGCGATCCAAGTAAGGGAGGGCTGATCCTGGAAGGTGATGCCTTTGGAAAAATCAATATCAGCCTGCGGAAGCGTCGCCATTGGAGGTCCCCCTTTCAAAAATGCGCGATAAAATGATAAATTGCTGTCCCCGCATACAGCGCAGCAGGAGTACCTTGTCCCCGGCGGCAAGTCCGCGGTTCAGGATAATGCAGCCATTTTCTACCGGCAAAGGCTTTCCATCCTCATAGCAAACGATGTCTTTAAGTTGTTGGTCTGTGAGGTAAGCATCGGGGGTCAAACCGTCGCTGGTGTCATAGTCTTTATCCGTAATTCTGACGCTGTGATTGTGACGAAGGCCGCTGGTAGTGTGTTCGTGGGCAAGGACCGGGATTTTTTTCTCAATGACCGCCGCCGTGAGGTGGAGCACCTCCTGAGGCAGGGGGGCCATGGACTCTCGAAGGGTGACCTCCAGTGGGTCCACCTTTGTGACGGTGCCGATAGCCAGGTCGGACAGGCCATAGGCGTCCATGCTGCTCTGGTTGATCTGCTGCAAAACTTCAATCAGGTCCACTACGTCACCTCCCCCAGCTCACGCACCTCAAAGTCCATTGTGTGTAGTTCGCTCTGGTAAGTATGGGTCACCTTTTCCAACAGGACCAGCTGATTCAGGTTGATGTCCCCCAAGTAGGGCACATCCATCATCAGCATCTGTCCGGCGCGAAGCCCGGCCAGGCCCAGCGCGGACACCTTCAGCGTCCTCCAGCGGCGGTTGTGGTACTCCAGCATGGATTTTGCCTGAGCGGCCACCTGGGCGTCGTTGAGCGCCTCGTCCACCGTCTCATACAGCTGAAGCAGGCCCCATCTGGCTACATTGCTGCTGTCCATAGCCTGGAAAACATCTCCCCGGCCGGTGGTCTCGTTGGGGCGCACTAGCTTGATAGAGTTGTAGGTCTGTTCGTCGATGTCCGTCTTGTAGGTGTAGTCCAGCAGCAGGGAGCCGGTACCCACCATCCCAGTGGCCACCATGGCCCCCGCCTCACGAAGGGACAGAGACCCGCCGTCGTCGAAGAAGGTGTACAGCTTACCGGTGGCCAGCAGAGTCTTCTGGATAGCGGTGGAGATGATGTCCAGGCAGCTCTTTTCCTCCATAATGAGCGTGGGAATAGCATAGCCGGTGTCGTCCAGCGTCCCCACGGTAAGCTGAAAGTCCTGGGCAATCTCCTGGATGATCTGCCCGACGGTGCGGGCCACAAAGCAGTAGCTGGCGCTGGCCTTCAGGTAACGCAGCTGGTCATAGCAGGTGACGTCGATCACAGAGTACCGGTCCCTGGATTTGGTGAATACCCAGCCCAGGAAGACCAACTGGCCGTCTACAGAGAAACGGATGGAGTCTCCCTCCACAAAGGAGATGCCAGAAGCGTTGACAGTAAATTTTAGTGTCCCGGGGGCACCGGTGCGGTTGGTGGTGTAGGTCACCTTCTGCACCTGAGGAGCGATGTCCCAGCTTTTCCCGGTTCCCTTTTCCAGCAAGATCAATTCATAGGTCATACACCCACCACCTGAATTTGAGACTCCTTTACCCAGCCTCGGGCACCTCCAGATTTGGTTGTAATGTGGTACGGATATGCCCGATTGGGATCGGTGGTGACGATCCGGGATATTTTGCCCTGAAATCCGGAAAAGGTTCCGTGGGGCTCTGCACCCCAGCTGGAATAGTAGTAATTGCCGTTGACCACGACCTCCTGGCCCACTGTAAGCTGGCTGCTGGGGATGGACCGGGTGGGTTCCGCAGTAGCCACCACCGGCTGGGAAGGCTCCGGCTGCTGGAGCGTGACTGTTTTGGCGGAATAGTCCCGATACTCGCTGAGAGCCAGGTCGTAGTAGAAATCCCCGGTCTCACCGCCTCTCTCCTCCGTATGGAAGGAGGTGACCAGCACCTCCATGTTGGTATCAAAGATGGCGGCGCCATCCTCTGTGTACCGGTTGGCCACAAAGCGAAGCACTGCCTTCTCATCCATAGCCTTCTGGAGAAAGTCAATATAGAATTTTGGCGGCTGAAATCCGTTGGCGGTGAGAACCGCCCCCAAGTCCTCCCGGCCGGGCAGAAGCCCGGACCAGGAAACCGTTCGGAGCTTAGGGGTGCGGGGCACCATAATAGGCCCCACGCCCAGGACGTTATACTCACTGTTGTCGCCGTCCTTGGTGATCTTGTAAGATTCAGGGTTAACCGGAAAGCGGACCGTGGTTCCGTCTCGAGAGAGATACAGGCCATACTTATTTTCCATATGGACCTCCTCTCAGCTGTAGCTCCGGTCGGTATGACTGGCGGCCTGTTCCAGCAGAATGGCCTGGAGCGCATCCGCTAGGCGCTGCCGGTCCAACTCGGTGTCGCCAGTGTTCTGGCCATTGACAGTGATAATGGGCGTCTGCGCAGTCAGGCGGATGTTGTTTATGTACTGTCGCTCAGCCATGTCCACCAGGAGCTTCATGTCCTCCTCGGACAGGGAAACGCTGCGCTTGATAGCCGCTGTGTCTTTGCCAATGGCTTCCAGGCTGCCGGGGATCCCAGAAGCGTCCAGCATGGCAGAGAAGTCAGTGCCGGTCCCGGAGAAGCCGCCCAGAATATCGTTGACGCTGAAATTATCCAGGGCGCGGCCCATTCCTGCTCCTGCCTGGGACCACTTAGCCATAGTGTCGGCATAGCTGATCTGGGTCATCCGCTCCACCTTCACCTGATTTTCCCCGAATATATCAGTGACAAATTGGTTGACCTTCCCCTGGAAGCCCTTCACCGCACCGGACAGATTAGAGCCCAGCAGCGCGTCGATAGCCCCAGCGGCGTTGCTCACCACGTCCATGATGAAGTTGAATAGGCCCAAGAACAAATTTGCAATAGCTGCAACTGGATTGTCAAAGACGTTGGCGAAAAACTCAGCAAAGGTGGCAATCAGGTTCCAGCCAGCGGCTACCAAGTTGTAGCTAAATGTATACAGCCAGCCGGCCCCCGCCGCGACTTTGGCGAAAATCTCCTCGCTGCTCATCCCCATTGCGTACATGGCTGTGATAACCATACCAATTAGCGTAATAAACAGCAAGACAGGCCAGTTGGCTAGGGCCCAGGCCGCCGCCCGCTGTAGCGAACAGGCCACAGACAGGGCGGTGAAGGCCAGAACGGCTCCCGCCGCAAAGGTGAGGACAGTGGAAACAAAGTCCCAGTTGTCCGCGACCAGCTGCGCCCCCGCAGCCATCAGGTCAACGACGCCCTCGGCGGCGGAGCCCAGCAATTCAAAACCAGCTATCAGCCCGTTGACAGCCTTCTGTCCCAGCTCACTGTTCAGCAGATCATTCAGCTTTTGCAGGGCCGGGCGGAAGGAGTTGACAGCGGCATTGCCTGCCATAGTCCAAGCCTGCCCAAACGTAAGAGGAATACGCTCAAAGGCCGCATTTGTTTCATCCGCCGCGGCAAACAGGGCGGCCTTTACCACTTGGGATGTAATCTTTCCCTCGGACGCCAGCTCCCTCATCTGGCCGACACTGACACCCATATATTTGGCAATGGATTGGGCAATGGTAGGGGCCTGCTCCAGCACGGAGTTCAGCTCCTCCCCCCGCAGCACTCCGGAGGACATGGCCTGTGTCAACTGGAGCATAGCGGCCTGGGCTCCCTGGGTACTGGTGCCTGCCAGCTTAAACTGCTTGTTGATCTGTTCCGCAAACGCCACCAACTCAGCACTACTGGAGAATGCCTCTCCGGCCATGGTGCCCAGTTTCCCTACCATGTCCACCGTCTCCTGATAATTCCCCCGGGACCGCTGGGCGGCCTGGTAAATCATATCCTGGAGCTGAGCGGTGGTCTGGAGTCCGTCATTCATCCGGTCCAGCCGGGCGGTGTTCTGAGTCATGGTGTCGGACAGACCCACAAAGGCCTGGACAGTGCGCAGACTGAGATAGGCTTTGGCCAGCCCCAGCATCCGCCGCTCCAGTCCGGCGGCAGAGTTCTGGCCCTGGTTCATACTGCGGTTCATCTTGTCCTGATTCCTGGACGCCTTGACTGCGGCGTCTCCCAACTTATTGGCAGAAGACGCTGACCGATCCACCGCAGAATC